TCTAAATCAAGAATCCATGATGTATGTCTATCTAAACTAACATGAATATTGTATGCAAATTTAGCAATCCAAATAAATGGAATTGATAGGTAGTATCTCATTATTTGTCCCACTCTCCTCTTAGTACTAGCAATCCTATGATTGCATAGTTAGCCATATCCTTGAAGGAATCTTCAATGGATTCGTGTTGAGGCTGAAAGCCTCCAGTATCTTCCATATATTCATACAAGTTATTTATTCGTGCTAACTTGTCATGCATACGAACACGCAGTCCATTGATAGCACCACCTGGTGCGTCAGCAATATTCTTTGGGCCGTAATCTTTATGTTTGGATATTAATAGGTCTAATAATTCTTGGTAGGTTTTTCCAACATGGTACTCAAAAGTGGTATTTTGAGCGTCAATATGAGCGATTTTTGCTCTATCTTCTTGTTGGTTATATGGAAACCTTGCATTTCCAAGTGGGTTATAATCTGCCATATCTCTTCACTCTCCATCTTTTTCTTCGTCGGTTTCTGCTAGAAAATGTATTAGTTCACTATCAAGTTGTCGCATCTCTTCACGAATAACTATATCTTCTATGTACTTCTTCATCTTCTTAGGACTAGATTCAGCGGCATATAGTGTGGCATAGGTAGATTGAGTAATACTTTTAATTTCTTCTGGGTTATCTGCCATACTATATATACAACGAAGTAGAGAACCAATCATTAATTGATATCCGCCAGGAAGTATTAGTTTAGGGTCAAACTCTACACCACCTTCATCATCTATTAAATGGTCAGTAGCCTCAAAGATGTTATCAAATTGTTGACCACATACTTTACATGGTGGAATATTATCTTTCATCTAGTCCTGCTCTTTCTCGAATAAACTGGGAGCCGTATTTAACGTAGCAAGAGTTGACGTCTTCTCCGTCTGGCATCTGCACGATTGTGACTGGCAACTCTCTTGCAAGACTAGCAGCGAATTCTTTTCCTGGTTGGTCACCATCGGCAAAGACAAAAACTCTTTCAAAGTCCGCCAGTAACCTAGTATAGTGTTTCTTCCATGAATTTGCGCCAGGTACTCCGATGCAAGGAATCCCAACACAAACAGACAAGGTAATAGTATCCAGTTCACCTTCGCATACTCCAATCCAATCGCCCGCTCTATCAATATCTAATACGTTGTACATCTTTGTCTCAACGCCTGTCATTCCCATGTACTTCGGTTCCACCGCTGGATTAAGCGACCTAAAACGTAAGTCAACAACACCAGTTTTAGTAATGTAAGGAATCGAGAGACGACCTTGGAACGCTTCATGTCCAACCTCAGGCTCCTCTACTACGCCGAATCGAGCCAGACGTGCTGCTTCCCGCGTTATTCCCCTGCTTGCTAGGTAATCTTCCGCCTGATAAATGTTTCCCGCGTACTTTGCTGCTGCTCTGCCCAGTAATTCCTTCTGCGAAAGATTTTGCTTCACGTATGTCAATCCTTTCTTGTTTCGCTATAATCTGTAAACTATTGCCGTTCATCCCACAAGCAAAACAATTAAATATGTTTTCCTTCGTGTTAAAACTTGCCGAACTATGAGTGTCATTGTGGAACGGACACTTCAAATTAACCTGTCCAGTAGTCCTTGGTGGGTTGGCACCGTAGTGCTTTAACACCAGGACTATGTCTGGTAAATCATCCGTCAAATACATCGCCTAACCTTAATACTAGATAAGAATCTGCTATTTTTTTTCCTCGCGCTTTGATAATGACCGCAGGTAGGACGGATGTTCTTTTAATCCCTCTTGCCTCTGAATAATGCGTTGCTTCAATCTGAGCCTCTTTCGTCCAACCAGAGAGGTCAATGCGACCTGATTGACCTGGTGCTTTGGCTTCAATGACTCCAATGAATCCAAGGAAGTCTGAGCGGACAACAACATCTCCCTCATCTCTTGCACCTGTTCTAGCAAGTCGCTCACTATCAAGTCCAATTCGTCTAAAATAATCTCGTAGGTCGGTTTCAAATGTTGCTCCTCTGGCTTTGTGTGATTTTCTAGTTGTCATTTTTTTGTATCCATAACTGTTCGTTGGTATCAATAATCTTAAGTTCTGATTGTTTAGCCCAACAAAAGAAATCAATTGCTGACTTAGGTTCATAGAGTGAACCCTTTTCATGAGTCCAAGTATAGTCATCAAATGCCATAATACCACCTGGCTTTAAGTGTTGCCACGCCATTACTGCATCATCTAATACATCCGATGCGGTGTGACCTGCATCTATATAGATAAAATCATACCACCAATCACCCTCATCTTCGTGGATATTAAAAAATTGGTTAGTTTCTATCCTTACAGGAAATACATTATTATAATCTTTTACTCTATGAAGGTAACTTTTCCATACACCTTCAAAATCCATTTTACTATGAACATCTTCCGTAGGAGAACCAAGCCAAGTATCAACATCAACTAGTTCTGATGATTCATCAGTTAATATATTATCTAACATCCATATACTTGCATCTCCATTAAATACCCCGAGTTGTAAGAATTGTAGGTCAGGCTTGTCTGCAAATGAAGATAGATAAAGTTCAAAGTTATTCTGTCGTCCGACAAACCAATTAGGATATATTGTCATTCGCACTCCGTACAATAGTTATATGCACGAATATTTGGGATGTACGTTACAAATTTCCTACCACAATGAAAACAATTGATAGATGTCCAATCATCCTCAATGAAGTAAAATGGATTACGAATTCTTAGTTTCATGAGTTCTCTGGGATATCTTCTACATACATGTACTCAGGATTAAAGGCTAGCCAAGTCATAAGCATCCCTCCCGCATCTGCTCTTCCGTAGCGATTCTTGACTGCAGCAACGCCAAGCGACGTGCCAACAGTGCCAAGCGTACATATGAGGGCAGGTAACTGAGAAACTTTCCCTTGTATTGCGCTTCTTGGCTGACAAGGATTCCCAGGAACTGCTTCCGAAGTGTGGTGTAGTACGACAATCGCAGCATTAGTTGCTCTAGCAAGATACTTCAACTCCTTCATAATAGCCCGCATTGATGCGAACTCTTCGCCACCATCGGTGGCTACATCCATTAGGTTATCTAAAACTATTAATGTTGGAGCACAGCCCCATAGTTCTTCAAAGGCTTGCACTTCCTCGTCAATGTCCTGTAAGGTTGGTGATGAATCAAATGACCAAACTATATGGCTACCCTTTTGCAAGATAGCCTTAGTCCAACCAATATCATTATTAAGTTTTTCTTCAACATCTGATTGATTCTTACCTGATATCATTGATGCCAATCGCATAGCCATTGTATGTGCATTAGTATCAGCAGATATGTAAAGCGTTGGAACATTCGTCTTTAGTGCTATCGCTAGGGCAAGTGTTGATTTACCTGCCCCAGGAGCACCCGCAAACATTGAAACCTCTGCACGTCTAATAATAATCTTAGAGGCTTCAAATGATTTAAAACAACTAGGTAGAGGTTCCCCGCCAATAGAAGCCCGCCCTACAGACCTCACTAGTGTACGCATTTTACTGCCCCCTACCTAATTGTTAAAACGGAAATTGTTCGTCTACTAATTTACTGGCTTGCATTGGTCCGCGCCCTGAGGCATCGGACAGACCCACATTGCGTAAGGATTTCCCGTCTTGCTGGAGATTCCCGACTTGTACTTGCGTGCTCCGTGTTGACACGTTGGACCCGCTCCAGCGGATGGAGGCGTTGCCTGGGGCGGTGCGGAGGAGCGCTGAGGCTCTATGCTTGGAGTGGAACTCGGCGTCGATAAAGGGGCGGTTGTCGATGCTCCCACCACCAACTTTTGTACTGCTGCAATTTGAGTAGCAAAGTCGCCAATGCCCTCAAGCAATACACTAAGTTCGTCCGCTGTGTTGGCTCTGACGTTAATTAAATCGCCAGTTCCAGTTTTGTATGATACTTGTAACTTCCAGTCTTCTGCCATTTATATTTCCTTCTTTGCTGAGAATTCACAATGAGCGGTAAGTCCGCACATGTATTGACAAGAGTTTGTGTTGGGCAAGAATATACCTGCTTTTCGTGCCTTGTCAAATCCTTTTACCAGGAACTCCATTTTGTCATATGTATATCCTGATAAATCAACCATCTCTACAGTATTGCTACCACGAGACATGTAGTAATTTCCCCAGTCCACCTTTATATCAAAGGTTTCTTCTAAACCAAGTTTGTAAAAACCTAGTTGCAAAGTACTGGTTGGCGTGTTCTTAGATGTTTTGAGGTCAACAATTACTAGTTGCCCATTAACCTCAAAAATTCGGTCTATCACCATTTTGATAGGAACATCAGCCACTACTGGCATTAGTTCCAACTCAATTCCTGGTCGTCCATCTGGAGCAATCCAAATCTTCCAGTTGGGATTATGCTTACGCCAAGCAATATACTCGCTGACCCACATAGGTCCTGCAGTCTGCCAAAAATTAATGTCTTCCTTGTTTGGATTAAGTTTGGTAGCCTTACCACCTATGCGAGCATTGGTTAAGTCGATATCACCTTTGCAAGCATTCCAAGATTCTGTCCATAAATTGTCAACATCATTTATCATAGGTTATCCCTATCATAGGTTTCGCAAGCCAAATGGAATGCTGAACCTCCCACAGACCAAACAGACGGCTCTTCCTGCTTTGCCAATAATCTACCTAGGTAGTATTGATATCCACAGGTTAGATAAGTACTGAAAGCACTATAGGATATATGTTCTGGTAATGTATATTCTTCAAGTTTTATTGACATTAAACATATTATACACAGGTATAGGATTAGATGGAAGTCGGATGTGACTTCCATAGATTGCTACCTGTGTGTATACTTGTAATAATATAATATATAAAGACCCCGAAGGGGTCTATGATATAATATATAATTAATTATATATCTAAGGAGTACTATGTCAGAAATCGTAAATAATACATTTTGGGCTGTATTTTTTGGCTCAACATTAGGAACCCTAACTGTATACCTAACTGTATCTTTAGTCGATGAATACCGACAGAAGCAACACGACAAGAACCTACGTGTCCTAATGGATGAGTGGGATGAGTTTGAGTTTGAAGAAGCATAAGCCTTAAAACGACAAAAGAACCCCCTTCCTGAGGTAAGTACCTCAAGTCGGGGGTTTTCGTGTCTCTAAAGGGCGTTTAAAGCCCGATTAGGGGTATTTATTTAGAGCCAATACCGTATTCTTTTTCAGTCTTATCAGCCCATTTAGCCAACGGTGCGGCTATTGCGCCTACTAAGATTGCTTGTTCAGGTGCTAGGTCAGCAACAAGGGCTAGTCCCATAGTTACTGCTGATGCTAGTACTGCCCGAAGGTAAGACTTGAAAGCAGCCTTAGTCTTTGGGTCTTTTAACTTAGCGATTAAATTATTCATAACCATCCTTAAGGGCGAGCAACGCCCATTACTAGGGAGTAAGCACGCTTCTTTAGAAACACACCATCTCCGTTTGATTGACTGCCCTTATTATCCCCTGAGGTATTACCCTCATAAACCATAAGGTATTTCTTTCCATCGTTACTAGCACAGATACCAACGTGGTCAGCCTCTGCATCAGCATCGAATTGAAAGAAAACTATGTCGCCAGCCTGCGCTTTGCCGACTGGAACTATCTTGCCTTTACTTGTAAACCATTTAAGTCCTGCTTGACAGGAAGCAAATCCCTTTTTAGTTTGGGCTGCTAC